GCGAATCGGCTCATCCGGGCGACGTTGTGGCCTTGGGGTGAATTGACCCAGACGCCTTGTCCGGACCAAATCACCTCGAAGCCGTTGATCACGGTGCTGCGCATCACGGAGTATTCGCCTCACCCGACTTGACCTCGCCGTCGAGCGCCGGGCGCGTCTTGCCGGTGACGTTGTCGAACACGACCCAGTGTCGGACTCCATACGCATTGAGCGCCTTCTCGGCACATGCGACCGACTGAACCGACAGCTTCGAGGCGCATTGCTTGGAGAATTCGTTCGCGTCCGAAGCCAGTTCGGCCGGAATACTATTACCGATCATGCGCAGTTCGAAACGCGGTTGCACTTTGGGTGGTGCATTGGCGCTGGCCCAAATCATGACCGAAAGCATCGCCATAACAGCACCCACGCAGCCAACCGTACCGAAGGCAAACGCCCAGTATTCGTGCCGCTTGGTCTTGAGTTGATCGGAATCCATTTGTAAAAGGTCGTCCATGTCGATTTCCTTTCAGAGGTTATGTGGCTCGGTTGGTGAATTTGCAGAACATCATGTCTTACTCCTTTGCAATTTCGGGTACGCCGTAGATCGCGATCATGATGGTGATCACCAGCATGAACAGTGCGAGGATGAACGAGAGCAGGCCCATGCCTGCGGCGAGCAGGGCGAAGGCCAGTGTACCGTCGTAATGGCGCTCGGCGAAGTCGCAGACGAAGCAAAACGCGCCGCTCATCACCATGAAGATGCCGAACGAAAACAGTGCAACAAGACGGCTCATGACCAACTCCCTCTCGCGGACTTTGCTCTGATCGCGCCGCGCAGGGCGATCTGTCGCTCCTGCGTCGGAGCACAGTTGACCCAACGGCCGCGGCCATTGGCCAGCGTAGTGAACTTCTGCATGCGCGCGGTCGGCTTCCACGTGCCGTCCATGCGGAAGCCGTAGTCAGCGCGGTACTGGACCCCGTCGATCTCGAATCGATGCGTGGGATGCGAGTCAGGACGGTTCAGCATCACACGGCTCCCGTCTTGCGCGCGAAATATTCCTGCACGAACTGGGCGAGCCGCGTCTCATCGTCGAGCAACGCCCGGACCGCTTCGAGCGCCCCGCGCTGGTCACGGATGTACAGGCAGCCGTACAGCAGGTCGTTGGCCGTATCGGTGTCGCCGGGCTTCGCCGACAGATCGGCGTAGACCCGGCCGGACAGTTCGTCGGCCCCGACGACGACGCCGGTCAGGCCGCTCACCAGTACGCTGACTTTCTCAGGTTTCTTGGCCATGGATTAGTCCCTCCCAGCACAAGGATCGTCATGCTCGGCCGCGAGAATGGCCTGAAACGAAGCGCGACAATTGTCGTCGTAAAAACGCTCCGCCTCGCGCTCGTCCGCGGCGGCCTGACCCGATTCGTGATAGAATTGGCGCTCCGCGGCTTCGTCCTCGTAGCAGCCCCACTGATTGGGATCGATCTGACCCGCGTCGATCACGCGAGCCGCCAGACGATGAGCCTGAGCCGCAGGGATCAGACCCATGCCGTGATAGTAGTGCTTGCCGTCGAACGCCTGAAGCTCGACCACGCGAGCACCCTCGGGAAAACCCGGACCAGCCTTGGAAACTTCGACCGTATCGACGAGGACCTGAAGCTGCATGAAATTCTCCCGTGTTTCCCCGAGGGGAGGCACAGATATACAGGTTTTGGGGAGTTCTGTCAATACCCGGAATCATACAAAGGATATCTCGACGGAGATGGACACATTCAGACAGTCGGCCCGCGATATCGCATCGGTGGATGTGGCACTGAATCTACATTGACGTGGATCAAAGGATGGTTCGACCGAATAAGTCCCGTCGACAAAGGACCCATAGCAAACGTTCGACGACAGGGGAATATCTTCGTTTATGAAGCTGCACACGGTAGAGCACAGCGAATTCTCGATTATCTTCGAGAGGTGCCGACGCCTCATCTCCGAAGAAAATGGGGTCATGACTAAACAGTGTTTTCGATTGGGCTAAATAGACGATCAAGAATTACTCCGGAATAGGAGAATATGCACGGTGTCTGTAAATAGTCTCTCAAACTTCGGCACGCCCGGTTTGAACGGTGATCGTTCGATGGCGTTGCAGCCGATCTTCGCGAACCGGTTCCGCACGACCTTCTTCAATTTCGGCGCAACGAATTTGCCCGCGCCGTATGATTTGACCCGCCAGTGTTACAAGGTCGGTCGTCCGAACGTGCAGTTCGAAGAAGTGAAGCTGTACAACTACGTGTCGACGACCTACGTCGCGAACCGCGGTGAGTGGCAGACCATCACGATCACTTTTTATGACGATATCGCCAACACGGTTCAGGTTCTGCTTCAGAATCAGGTCGCGAAGCAGATGAACTTCGTCAACCAGACCGTTTCGCGCGCGGGCGAGAACTACAAGTTCGAGTTCGACCTCGACGCACTCGCCGGTGGCGGTTCCGCCGGTGGTGCAGGCGACCCGAACATCCTTCAGAAGTGGTCATACTCGGGCTGCTGGATCACCGAGACGAATCTGGGCGAGTTCAACGCGAAGGAGAACTCCAACATCGATCTCGAAATCACCGTCCGTTACGACAACGTGATCGGGTTCGACCAGAACGGCAATCAGATGGGTACGTTCTCGCAGACCGCGGAAATCGCCGGTCAGCTTGGCATCCACTCCACCGGCATTGGTCAGGCCAGCACCGGCATCGCGATCAGCGGTACCGTCGCGTCGGCTCTGAGCAGCATCTCGTTCTCAGCGGCAGCTTAATGATCTGAGCGGAGTCGCTGCTGGCGGCGATGCTCTCTGATCGCATCGAGCCGGCGTCTCCGCTTCTTCTCGGAAGGCTTTTCGTACGCCTTCCGACGGAGCACTTCCTTGATCAGCCCGTCGTTGTGGAGGGCCCGCTTCATTTTGCGGATCGCCCCTTCGATATCGCCGTTGATTACCTTGACTAGCACATGACCCCACAATCCGCCCTTCAAGAGGGCTAAATATTTAGTCCAATAGGGGTCAACGATGGCGAACAGCAACGTAGGCAATACAGCACAGCTAGTAGGATGGCCGTTCGTCAACTACGCCGTGAATCTGCGCCGCTGGGGCTCGGATGCCGGTGGCACATCGACCCGAATCAGCATCAATACACCCCGTCACAAGCATACGTGGTTCGCCGAGTTCGTCATGGGGCCGGGGGTCGTCGATATGTTGACGAATGTCGCTACGTTTCTCGAAGATGGCACGCTCTACTCGAACCTGAAGAAGACCGACCTGCCAAAGCCGAAGATCGTCACGGATAAGCTTCGCGGATACAACCGAACGTACAACATCCAGAAGAAGATCGAGTACGAGCCGCTCACGATGCGGTTCTATGACGATTCGACTTCGATGGTGATGGCGCTGGTCAAGGACATGATCGCGTTCGTCAACTATTCCGGTGAACTCGGTGGCGACCGTCGCCAGACCAATCCGGGAACCGTATACAACACGGAATTTAGCAAGTTCTCGTACAACCATACCGGCGTGCAGGCGCTCGCGGGCAATGCCGGGGATACGATCCGATCCCAGATGGATACCCGTCCGTCGCTGGGAATGAAGCTCCGCGAGTGCTCGCGGATGTTCTTCGAATCGATCATCATCTACGATCTCGGCACGGAGCCGGATTCGATCAACATCTACACGTACTACAATCCGTCGCTCATTGCTGTTGAGCCGGAAGATCGGGATCAGGGCGAGTCTGGTGTGGTCGAGGTTAGTCTGATCTTCGAGTACGAGAACTACAGCCTGAGCACGGGTCAGCCCAAGAACGCGATTCAGGGCAACATCGATCAGCAGCTACAGACCGGAGGTTCGCCCGCGTACGCGGCCTCATCCGGGCACGCGCAGGAAGGGGCGATCAATTTGGGTCCCGACCCCACCTGTATGGCGGCGTGCGGTATTCAGGGCGGCTTGAGCATCTTCACCGAGAGCGGCGGAGTGACGTTCCCGGCATCGAATCTGGGCAGCGTAACCGATCCGACCAATTACAATGTCATCGGCACCAATGGAGCGCTCGGCGCAACGATTCCCGTTAGTTCGCTAGGAGTGGCGATTGGTGGCACGAACTTTGGCAACTCATCGAGCGCCGCCCTATCGTTCTACAACGGCCAACTGAGTGCAGCACAGATTTCGTTCGCACAGCTTCAGTCTCAGCCCGGCGTCGATCCGAACGTGATCGCCGCCCGGCAGCAGCAGATCAACATCCTTCAGGGTCAGGTCAACGCATTGTCTCAGTTCCAAAACGCCACCATCTCGGGCGGGCTGGCGACGAATCCCGACACGACTTCGGCCGCAGCCAACACGGTAGCGGCGTTGCAGAACACGAACGGACCTTCTGCACCGGCCTCGACCAGTCCGACCGCGGCCGACATCGCGGTGCAACAGCAGCAGGATCAGGTTCCGCTCGCACTGATCGCGGCGGCGCAGTCCTTCACGAATGCGGCTGCCCTCGCTACTGCACAGGCGGCAGCCGCAACCAATCCTACGGATGCTGCCGCAGCTACGAATCTGGCCGTGTATTACACCAGCGTGGCGCAGTCGCTCACGGAGCAGTCCGAGTTCATCCCCGCGGTATCGCAGTTCGCCACGTACAATCCGGCTCTATACGGGGGTACCAGCGGCACGAATACGGGTGGTGTCATTGCCGCGGTCACCGCTCAGGTCGCACTGGCCGCGATCAATCAGTATCTCGCTCTGAACGGTGGAACGAATGGCTCGTAACTTTCTCAAGGGCATATACACGCCGCAGAACCCCGAGAAGTATACCGGCGATCATCTTCCGGTATATCGGAGTTCATGGGAGTTGGAGTTCTGCAAGACCCTCGATCTGACCCCGGGCGTGCTGGAATGGGCCTCGGAGCCGGTCCAGATTCCGTACCAGAATCCGCTCAACGGCCGACAGACCGTCTACGTCCCCGACTACTACCTCACACAGGTGCAGCAAGGTGAGAAGGTTTCGTTGCTGGTCGAGGTGAAACCGCTCAAAGAGACGTTCGATAACTATGCGCGTACCTCACAGGACGCGATGATCCAAGCGCGGAACAGAGCGAAATGGGCCGCCGCGATGGTGTGGTGCGAACGCCGCTCTGCTGCGTCTGGTCATCCCGTTCGATTCGAAATCTTCACCGAAGCCGACATGTTCAAGGGTGGCAAAGCGATCCTGCCTTCGAAGCGCACGATCAAGCCTCTGGTCATGCAGGGAACCGTAGCGAAGAAGAAAATGCGTCCCGCAAAGGCCAAACGAGTGCGTTCTGCACTGGCAAAAGTCAAGGCGAAGGCAAATAGACATATGCTGAAGCTCGGCCGTAAGCCTCGCGTCGCACGCATACGGGGCATTCGTAGGATCAAACCGCTATGACGATGATCAACACGATGATTCAAAAGGCACTAGGGGTGGATGTGGCTGAAGAGCAGCAGCCCGAACCCACAGTACTGCCCGTGCTGGTCGAACCGCATGAGATGCCAGTCCCCGTGGACAACGGCGATCTCCCCAATATGGCCGATATCGAACGGAGGCAGGTCGAGGGTGAGAAGCAGTTGGAAGAACTCATCACCATGGGCAAAGCGATCCTCGATGATTTCTACAAGGACGAACTTCCCAACGCCGATCCGAAGATGAAGCGCGGCATCATGGAACAGATTCAGATGATGTTCGCCAACACGCTCGCAGCGGTGAAGCACAAGAACGATCTTCAGTTGGAGAAGAAGAAGTCCCGACTGGCCGATGCTGCGTTCACGAAGAAGGGCGCTGCGCAGGGCGGAGCACAGGTCACGAACAACTTCTTCGGCACGCAGGAGCAGATGCGCGACGCGATCAAGCAGCTAGGCTTCATCGAAGAAGAGAAATAAATTGAATAGAACCAGATAAATAGATCGAATCGAGGGAATCAAGACATGAGCTTGCGCGCGCTAATCTCCGAATCCGAGACCGAGTACAAGTATCGCATCTACTCGACCGCCCCCATCCATGATGGAGCCGCGCTCGGCGCGATCCGCATTGGATTGGCCGGTCGTATGGCTCGCGATATCAAGCCCGGTGGCGTGCTGCCGTGGATGGGCACGAAGGCCGACCGATTCCCCGCTATCGCAATGAAGCCGACCTATGTCGTTGATTTGGTTACGGGTTTGCCGCTCTCGATCTCGACCGCCGTCCGTGAACTGTCATTCGCTCTACAGGTGGCAGAGGAACTGATTCAGATCGAAGGCGAGGACCGGGAGTACGAGGTTCCGAAGGACCCGAACAAGCCGTACGCCGCGGACCGTGTCACTCCGGGCTTCCTCGGCAAGGATGACAAGCAAGAGACACCGATGAAGACGCTCAAGGATTTGCTCGGCGATCTGAGCGATGGCAAGGGCGAAGAGCATCACGAGGAAGAGGTATTCCCCGTATACGAGGGATTCACCATCACGCAGATCGAGGCCGAAGCGATCCTCGATACCGATCTGCGCCGCGGATATTACGTCGTGCGCGGCCTGAATGAGCATGGTCGTATTGGAATTTCCGGACCGCACAAGGAAGTGCCGTTCAACTACCCGCTCGATCTGGATCGGGCACAGAACGTCACCGTGCAGGTGCTCAATGGTGAGCGTCGCGATGGTGATCTCATCGAGTTCGACGTGTCGCTGATCAAGCGTCCCGTGCTGAAGGAGATGATGCACAGCAGCCAGACCCTCACTACGGTTCGCGTCAGCGATACCGATACGGGGAAGGAATATCCCGTACTCGTGAGTGTACGTCCGGGTATGGGCGAAGAAGAGATTCGCAACGCCGCCGTGATGCAGGTCGCTCAGAAGATGGCGATCTCACCGGAACGGCTCATCGCGATGGACCCGAACCGTCCGCACGCCGCGGTGCAACCCTCTGCGCAGGCTATCGTCTGATCGATGCCGTTCATTCCTGAAGCAGAAGGCGGCAAGATCAAGCCGCCCAATTTCACCCAGTCGTATACGCCGGAACAGATGCTGGAATATGCGAGGTGTGCTCGCGATCCGATCCACTTCATCACGCAACACGTCAGGATTCGGCATCCCAAGCTGGGTCCGATGCCGTTCCGACTGTTCGACTATCAGAGGAATCTCGTACGCACGTACTTGGAGAACCTCCGCGTCGTTGGTCTGATGAGCCGGCAGTCCGGAAAGTCGGAAACCGCAGCCGCATTCCTGCTGTGGTGGGCCATCTTCAAGGATAAGCAGGATATCCTGATCGTCTCCAAGGATCACGCGGGAGCGAAGGAGATCATGGAGCGTATCTGGTACGGATACGAGGAACTGCCGTGGTACCTCAAGCCCGGCGTCGTTCGGAATCAGGTCCATCGTAAGGACCTCTCCAACGGATCGAAGATCAAGGCTTTCGCGACGACCAAGTCGTCGGGCCGAGGCCAGTCGATCTCGATTCTGTATTGCGACGAGCTTGCGTACGTCAATCCGAACATCGCTACCGATTTCTGGACCTCACTCCTGCCCATGTTGGCGACCGGTGGTAAGTGCATCATCACATCCACTCCCAATACCGATGAGGATCAGTTCTCTAAGATTTGGCTGAACTCGATACCGTCTCCATTGAGTGCGAAGTGGGAAGACGCCATGTCGAAGAATGTCCAGTTCGTTCAGGAGGAGCGCGATCAGTACGAGCCGATCTTCGAGACGGAGGAGGCGCGGGCCCGGTACGACAAGGAAAACTTTATGTTGTCGAACGTGGTCAAGGAAGACGATCCCACGTTCGTCGGGTTCCACGCGTTATGGACAAGTGTACCCGAGGATATTGACCGCGTCACCGGTGAGATCAAGTCCTATCGTGGCGAGAAGTTCAAGCAAACCATGTTGCGGTCGGGCCTGTCGGAGGAACGATTCCTTCGAGAGTTCGACTGCTCGTTCATCTCGGCCGACCCCACCCTGATCAGCCCGATCCGACTAGCGACGCTGAAGAACGGCGTGGCCGATCCTCGCTTCGTCGACCGCCACGGTGTGCGCTGGTACGAGGAGGTGTTCCCGAATACCGCATACGCCGTGACTCTTGATCCGAGTGAGGGCGTCGGTCTGGATGACGCTTGTATACAGGTGTGGGAGATTCCCTCGCTTCGGCAAATCGCGGAGTGGAACAGTAATGAGCTTGATCAGGTTGGCCAGACCCGAATGCTGCGCCGCATACTGAAGCGGATCGAACTGATGCAGAACAACTTCGAGGAGCACAGCGGCACCTCGAACGTATACTTCTCGGTCGAGCGCAACGGCCAAGGTGTGGGCATCATCAACGCCATCATGTACGAGGGCGAGGATACGTTCCCGGGCTATTTCACGCACGGTTCACAGACCTCGATCCACGTCAAGAGCACGTCGATCCTGCGCGAGCGTCCGCACAAGTGGAACGGCCTTTGGACGAGCCCGGCCAGCAAGAAGCGTTACGCACTCGAATTCAAGAACATGATCGAGCGCGGCATCTTCATCCCGCGCAGTGCACGACTCGTGAGCCAATTGAAGACGTTCGTCCGTACCGGCAATCAGGGCTGGACCGCCAAGGCCGGCGCGAAGGACGACGTGGTGATGTCCTGCATCCTGATGAACCACCTCATCGACGAGCTTCGCTTCCAAGAGCCCGATCTGGATGATCTGATCCGGCCCGATCTGGTCGACGAGATTCCCGATCCCAACAACCCGCTTTTCAACCCTCTTATGCCGTCGCTCGGCAAGGACTGATTAGGGGTTGAATTTGACGCGCGAGCGAGACACTTTGAGTAAATAAGACAGAGAATCGTGCTGGGGCAGTTCAATGCTTTGGTGGGAAACTCGACCAGCCGGGAGCCGAAAGATTCCCACTGGAATACTCGTCTGAACCGACCTAGTTCAGGAGGGTGACTTCGGCCAAGCCGAATATCTTGATGTGAAGTTTGTACGAAGTCTTGTCGTTGAAAACACCGTTGAAACCTTTTTTGGGAGACCCAAAACAATGTCGCTTATTGATCGTATGAAGAAGGCCCGGGCCGAGCGCGAGTCGCGTTTCAGCACCGGTTCCAACAAGAATCCGGCCCTCTATCCGATTCTTGATTTGCAGATCGGCCAGTCGGCCATGATCCGCTTCCTCCCCGCTCTCGACAGCTTGTACGACGAACCGTGGACCGTGCGCAAGCTCATCCCGATGGTGTTCGCCGACCCGTTGGCTCCGAACGACGACAAGAAGATCGTGCGTTTCTCGGCTCCGTGCCTCGAAATGTACGGCCCTCAGTACGTCTATCAGGGCCTCGCGAAGGGCGGCGGCTGTCCGGTGCTTCGTCTGGTGCGTGAGCTTTACGCCGAGGCGAAGGAGAAGACCGAGGCAGGTGAGACCGTAGAAGCGGCCCGCTTGAAGGGTGTCGCCGACCGGCATTGGATCAGCAAGAGCACGCAGGTGTTCTATCAGGGCTTCGTGTTGAAGTCGAACCTGTCCGAGCAGAGCCCGCCGGAGAATCCGATCCGCATCTTCCAGATCGTATCGAAGCTCCACACCAAGATCGATGTGGACATCTACAACAAGAACGACAGCCCGAACCCGTTCAAGGCACTGCCCTTCGGCGAGTTCAGCGTCGACGACTGCATCGCAGTCTCCACGAATCCGGAGTCGCTCAGCGACGAGCGCGCGAACGCCATCGTCGAGGGCTTCAACGGGTTCAACTTCATCGTTGCCCCGGTCGCGCACGGCAAGGACGAGCGGACGGGCAAGCCGTACCGCGACTGGACCACTGGTTCTAGCTGGGATCGCGAGCAGACCATGCTCACGGACGAGCAGATCGAAGCCATCGCCAAGTACGGCTTCCACGATCTGCGCGCCACCTTGCCGAAGCAGCCGTCGGAGCAGAAGTACGAGCGCATGCTGGAGATGATGGAAGTCAGCTTCGAGCGCGCGTTCGGCACCGGTGACGGCATGTGGAATCCCGAGTGGGAGAAGCCGTTCGCGGATGGTGAGGAGGGTTGCTCTCCGTACCGTCCGAAGGACAAGAAGGAAGAGGGCGAAGAGGGCAGTGCTCCGGCGCAGACGGGTCGTTCGACCGTCGGCGGTGGAAAGCCGGCCGGTTCGGTCGCTTCCCGCCTCGCGGCGAGCCGCGGTGCGAAGAAGGCCGACGCTGCGCCGGAAACGACTCCGGTAGCCGAGGAGAAGCAGGCCGAGACAGTGGCCCCGACCTCGACGCCGGAGCCGACACCGGCTGCGACCACGACTTCGACGGCTCAGCCCGGCGTGAGCGACGTGATCGCCAACATCCGCGCCAAGATCGGCACGAAGAAGGCAACCACAGCCTGATCGAAACGGGGCGACCTCACAAGGGTCGCCCCAATCGATTCTCGTAATAACTCCATCGGGAGAATGAACAGTCATGGCCAAAGCAAAGTCCCCGGTTAGCTTCAAGAACCGGCTCGAAACCACTTTCAAGACGATGCCTTCGGAGACGTTGCGTGTCGGATTCAGCGACATCGATAAGTGGGTCGGCATGGGCAACTTCGCAATGAATCGTATGAACTCCGGTCGCTTTGACGTGGCTTGGATGTACGGACGCAACTACATCCTGTACGGCGAATCCGGCTCGGGTAAGTCGCTGATGGCTGCGCTGATCGCTGCCGAGGCACAGCGCAAGGATGGCGCGCTCGTGGTGTGGGTCGACGTGGAGAAGGCTACGGATGACGAAGCCGGCAAGCGCTGGCTCGCCCGTACCGGCATGGACATGGACAACCTCGTATACGTCAGTGCTGCCGGACTGGAGGAGATCAAGCGTCTCATTGCGGAACTCGCCGGTGAACTCCGCGATAACTTCCGCGTCGAGGGTGGTGATCCGGTACAGCCCGTAGTGCTGGTGATCGATTCGTGGGCCGCCGCGTTGCCGAAGACCGCTCTGGAGCGGGTCAAGTCAGGTGAACTCGTCGGTGATCAGGGTCAGAAGGCGAAGCAGACCGGGGACGTGATTCTGTCGACCACCCATCTTTCGTCGGGCGTGCCACTGCTGGTCATCGGCATCCAGCACATCATGGACAACCAAGAGGGGTTCGGTCGCAAGCACAAGACCACGGGCGGCAACAAGATGCTCTACTTCGCCTCCGGGTGTATGCTGTACACGAAGCAGGAACTCCGCATGGAAGACGTGGAGAACCCCGAGCATCTGGCCGAGTTGAAGAAGGTCACGGAGAACTGGTCCGCGAATCTCAAGAAGGAGATCGGCATCAAGCACAAGGATGGCGAGGTCGTCGGCATCACCATCGTAGTCGAGAACCTGAAGAATCGCGTCTCGAAGCCGTTCACCAAGATCGAGGTACAGGTGCCGTACAAGTTCGGCGTCGATCCGTACGGCGGTCTGTTCGAACTGTTGATGATGGAACAGGCGATCTTCCTCGTCAGCGCGGGCCGTTACGGATACACCGATCCCGACGTGGAAGCGGACAAGGACGGCAAACGAGTCGTAACCTTCTACAAGAAGGAATTCCTCAAGCATGCCGACCGAATCATGCAGCTTCAGCCCGCGGACATCAGCAATCCCGACGACATGCGTAAGGCGGCCGAGCCCGTTGTGCTGCCGGAGAATGTCGAAGCGCTAGTCGAGACCGTGAAGGAAGCGGCCAATGACGTGGTGAAGCGGGCCCGTGCGAAGAAGGCCAAGCTGGCTGCCGAGGGCGAGGCTCAGGCGTGAACGACATCAAGTCGCGCGTGGGCGCTCTGGCGGATCGCGTACGGAAGACCCGTGCGCCTTCGCTGGAGTCCACGCCGGAGCACTTCAAGATTCAACGCTGGTTCGATGCGGTCTGTGAGGATCGTGGTCGGCTTCAGGAGGCGGTTGATTACTTCAAGACTGCTATCGTAGATGCACGTCCGCACATGACCGCGGTCGGTCCGCTCGAAACGCTACTGGCCGAGACACCCGGGCTCGACCATTACTACAAGGGCGTGCTCGTGGATGCGCAGCAGATCAGGCGCTGGCTCGAAGAGATGCACGAGATCATGACCGCGCGCAAGGTCAAATCCCTGATGTACGACCGAGAATCTCGGCAGATGTACGGCGAACTGAATGTGACTTCGGCGACCAAATTGGCCAAGGCCGAGGACGATATTGCCCGGTTGGCCATGGAGATCAGGGTCATAGCCAACGTCGAGAATCACCTGTTGAGCGTGATTGAGGGGTTCACAACCCGAAATATCAACCTATCTAGGATAGTAGAGATTCGCAAAGCCAATCTGCAAGACGTGTGGATCGACCCAACCAAGGGGACTAGCAATGTCTAACAATCGTGCGGTTGAAATGGTGGCGAAGACGCTCGCCAACATAGCCGCGATTCCGCTGCATCCGGGCTACGCTACGCGTCCGGCCGTGCCGACGGGCCGTCTACGGGCCCCTACGAGTGCCGAATACAGCGTGGAAAATCCACAGCGGATTGATCCGTACGGCCGGGACCCGCGGCAGGCTTTGAAGATGTTTTCGGGCAAGACGGTATGGCCGTTGGACTTCCGCGCCATCGACTTGGACCTAAACGACGTAGCACGAGGTATCTGCCGACAGAACCGATTCGTCGGTCAAACCACGCTACCGATCAACGTGGGCTGGCACAGTCTAAATCTCTCATACATCGTGCCGAAGCCACTACGGCTGGCCGCGCTCGTGCATGATATGACCGAGGCATACTTGGTCGACATTCCCCGGCCGCTCAAGAATCACCCGCTGTTCGCGTTTTTCGAGGTCGCCGAGGCGAAGCTATTCACGGGAATGGCGCAGGCGTTGAAGCTGCCTTTCGATACGCTTCCCGACGATCTCCATCACTTCGACCACACCATCGGAAATGCTGAGATGTTCCTGTACAATCCCAAGGGTCATCAGACCCGGATCGAGATGGGCCTCGCGCCCGAGCGAGCGAAGATCGCGGAGAAGTTCGCTCGCAAAATCGAGAAGCTCATCGCAAGCGGCATCGTACCCGGACCGGGCAAAGAGGTTGCTACGCGCAAGGCTTGGCTCGACCGCTTCCACAGTCTGCACCACGTGAATGTATAGAGCGTCCGCCACGCTGGAGATTCTGGATGAGGTTAACGTGCGGTTCCGCCGTTTGGACGCGGACACGCTCAAAGTCTGTTCCGGGCTGCTCGCCTACTACGTCAACGGATATCGGTTCTCCGAGAAGTTCGCCTTGGGCTGGTGGGATGGCAAGATTCGGCTGTTCAATGCGGAATCGGGTAAGACCTTCCTGAACCTGATCGACACTGTTCTGCCGCTGATCGAGCGCAATTACGATCTCGACCTGATCGACTACCGCGCAGACTATTCCGAGCAGGTCACGCTGATCAAACCGGTCGCCGAGGATTACTTCGCCGAATATCGGATGGTGGACAAGGCCACGGATATCGAGGGACCTGTGATCCTGCGTGCGCATCAGTTGGACGCGATCAACACCTGCATCGAGCACGGCACCGGTCTGTTCGAGATCGCCACTGGCGGTGGTAAGACGCTGTGCTGTGCCGTGCTGGCGAAGGTATACAGCGCTGTTGGCAACGTTGTTGTGATCGTCCCCTCCAGCGATCTGATCCTTCAGACCCGCGGGAAGTTTCGCGCTGTCGGCCTCGACTGCGGCATCTGGTACGGCGAGGAGAAGGAACGCAAGCCGATCACAGTAAGCACATGGCAGAGTCTGAATAACTATGCCGACGAACTGTTCGAGGGCGTGCTGACGGTGATCGTCGACGAGGTACAGGGAGCGAAGGCCAAGGTACTCGGAGAGATTCTGGGCGGTCCCGGCCGGAACGTGCCGTTCCGATTCGGCTGCACCGGTACATTGCCGAAGGAAGACCTTTCGCGACAGCAGATCATTTCGGTCGTAGGCCAACCCCGAACGAAAGCGACACCGCGCGATCTTCAGAATCTCGGTTTGCTGTCGCAGGCCGAGGTACATCAGGTCATGCTCAATGATCGAGCAAATCGTTCCTACATCCGTGCGGTCGGTGGAACCAAAGCGAAAGACGGTCATGCCGAGTGGAATGACGAACTCGCATGGTTCGCGAACGAGACCCGACGGATGGAATGGATCGCCACGTTCCTACGGGCAATTGCGGAGCAGGGTAATACGCTGGTCGTGTGTGAGCGCATGGTGCTGATCGATGCGTTCCGTGCACTACTGCCTGAGGCCATCGTCATTACGGGTGAGGACAGTGCTAAGACCGTCCGGGCTCCGGCGTGGGAACGATTCTCCAAGATGGACAACGGCATCCTCATCTGCACCAGTGGCATCGGATCGGTGGGCATCGATATTCCCTCGATCATGAACGTCGTTCCGTTCGAACTGGGTAAGGCTGCGATCAAGATCATGCAGACGATGGGTCGTGGTCTGCGTCCGATTCCGGGTAAGTTGTTGATGCTGTACGATATATACGGCAACGCGAAGCTGTCCAAGAAGCACGCGAACGAGCGTCGCAAGGCGTTCGAGGAATATGGGCAGATCGTCCATCACACGGAGGCTGACTACCTATGATCGTATTGAATGAGATGAACGAACTGGTGAACACCGACTTTGTCAACGAGTCGTTTCATTTCGGCGTGCTCAGCTTTTCCGACTTCAGCAATCCCGACTTTATGTTCCGTGAAACCACGCATCTCATGGTGTACAACGCCGCCGGCATCAGCCTCGAACTCGGTCTGGGCAAGGACATGCAGCGCATCGTTGTGCCGCTGCACTGGTGGATTCTCTGTGCTGAACTCGACGAGGTACAGACGATTCCGCTGACCGATCTTAATCGTACCGACCACAAGGCGTTCTGCTTCAATCCGATCAACGGTTACCGGCCGGAATATCTGAATTTGCGGGTTGCCACGGGCACGCCAACGATATATCCGAATGCGAACTGGACCAGCCCGCCCGTGGGCGAACGCGATCTCGTCCTGATTCCGCTCGGTAAGGTATCGACGGGTCGACCCAATGCGAAGGGTGAAGTTCCGGGTCCGCTCTGTGCTATGTTCAGCACGAATAAGTTTGAAGTCAGCGGAGATGCGGCGAACCTCTGGGGCGACGCACCGAAGCCGAAGAAGGCGAAGAATGAGCCTGCCTAAACTAGAGATCGTGCTGACCTATTGGACGAAATCTGCCGTATGGCACGGAGTCGTAACTGATATTCCCAGCATCGAAGCATACCGCACGACCGAAGAGGAATGCATCGCCGACGTGCACGCCAAGCTCGTCCTGCGAGGTCTTGCAAATCTGACGCCGGATACATACGCCACTATGGACCCGGTCGACCGATGAAGAAGCCTAAGCCCGCGCGCAAGCTCGATCTGTTCGTCGTTCTGGAACAGTTCGACCGGCGCGTCCCCAACGTATACAATGAACTCACCGCCGATCCCGCAGCGTTGAAGGAGCTATGCCGTGATCTAGGTTACATCCTGCCGCTGTGGATGACCGGGGCGGCGCGCGACGATGATCATATGGAATTGATCCGTCGATTCAATCGGAATTGCAATCTCGGCTGGTTCGGGCTATCTGGTAAGTATGAACTCCAAGCTCGACTACTCGCAAGCATTGGCCTTGGCCGAAAGGTTGCCCATCGGTTTAGCAAGGTTCGTGCTGCTACGCGCAACACGGCGCTGTTTGATCTCCTCACTCTCAGCCATCCCGACATCCGGTCGGAGGAAGTCCGTATCTGGGCCGCGAAGAACACCGCGGAAGATGCCGCAGAACTAGCCCGGGGGTACGGATGGACGGACGAACAGATCGAGACGCTGCTGAAGAACTACGTCGAGGTGACCCTCTGATGCCGATGCCAAAGACGTACAAGTGTGTGTTCTGCGAAAAAGAGTTCAGCCGTCGCTCATGGTACGACAAGCATCAGTGTGCGAAGAAGAAGCGGTTCTCCGAGGCGAATAATTTGACCGCGATCATGGCGCAGAAGCTGTTCGCGCACTGGAAGCATGTGAATCACTTCAAGAAGAAGACCAAGCTGTCTCCGATGGCCGAGTTCGTCGCATCTCCGCTGTACAATGCGTTCAAGAAGCTTGCCCTGTTCACGCAGACCCGACACGTGATCAGCGCGCACAAGTATCTGGATTGGCTCATCTTGCAAAAGATTCCCGAGCGCCGCTGGACGATGGCGAAGAACCTCGATGCGTTCCTCGTTCACATGCGCGAAGCCGAGGGCGTGCAGGAGCATGTCGAACGTAGCTTCCGTAACATCCGTGCATGGTGCATGGGCAATGGAAACGTTCCTGTGGCGGAGTTCTTTACCAAGATCAACCCGCTCGAAGCGCTCATCATGGTTCGACAGAACCGGTTAATGCCGTGGGTCCTGCTCGGCTATGATCGGTCCGTGAAGGAACTGGTGGATCGATTCGGACAGGATCAGGTCATGGTGTTGGACGAGTTCATCAATTTGGAATACTGGTTGACCAAGATGGAAGAGCATCCGGATAAGAAGGCGCTCGCCCACAGCCTGTCGGAGGAGCAGCTTGGCCAAACTGCCTGATGTCGACATCGACGTGAAAGATCGCGACGGTGCGGCTGCGCTCTTCCCGTTCGCCCCCGCATCGCAGTTCAATACGGAGGAGGACGGGCTCAACCGGCATAAGACCGGTCTGTACCCGCAACGGATTCCAGTCGACCCCAACACCGGTTTGGCGGCGTTCCCGTTCGACTATGCGAACGAACCGTTGGGTTACTTCAAGATCGACCTGCTACCGAACCACATCTACGACCAGTTCGAGTCGATGGATCACATGAGGGAGACTCTGCGCGAGCGGATCAACTGGAACTGGTTCATGGACGAGCGTTTCTATATGGAAGGTACTCCGATAGATGAACCGCTCACGCACATCGGCGGCCATTTCGATACGGTGAAGAAGTATCCGCCGGAGTCGTTGCATGACATCGCCATACTGCTCGCGCTGATTCGCCCGGCGAAAATGTATCTCAAGGGAAAGTCCATCGACCTGATCCGGTCCAAGATATGGCTGCCCGATCCTGAACAGGGCGGTTACGTGTTCAAGCTGCCCCATGCGTTCGCCTTCGCAACGCTCGTCGGTCTGCATGCGAGGTTGATCGCCCGCAAATTATAGCTTGATGATGTATTTCACGACCAGCGTCGGCTGCATGACGTTATGAGACGAGCCCGATCCGGTATTCGTCGTAGAGATGCCGGTGCCGGCCGAACTTACCGAGACGGTGACGTTCTGGAAGAAACCCGAGTTCGTACCGTCGCCCGTACCGACGGCTCGCGTCGTACCGTTGACCAAGTTATTACCGACAAGACCTGCACCCGATGCTCCGTGAGAGTGAGTCGGATCGCTGATACCATGGCTATGCGCGGGAAGTTCACCCGTGGCGAGCACGTGCGACTGTTCTCCGCCGAACGTGCCAATGACCGCAGGTCCCGCGATACCAGTGGAGTTTCCGCTTCCAAGGATGCCGCGGGCGGTTCCACCCATCGCATCTTCTCCGGCGAACCCTACACCACGACCATCCGGGATACCAAAGGTCGTCGTGCCGTTACCGCAGCCGTGCGGATTATGCCGAGCCGTTTGAACACCCGACTGTGATCCCGTCGTAACTACGGCCGACCCGCCGACCGAGGTGCTAAATTCGAACGCGTTCGTCGTGAGGCCGGCTGAGATCACATAGTAGTTGGTTCCAACGCTGATACCCGTGGGTAGCGTGTTGGTCGTCTCGAACGAGATCACATTACCCGCGACCAAGCCATGATTCGTCCATGATACGACCGCGGGATTGGCGATGGTGATCGTAACGACGGCTGCCGCGGTGATCGCGTTGAACAAGTTCGGCTGCGATGCACGAAGCTGCGTACCACCCGAGCACAACATCCAACCCGCCGGCACTACGAGTCCACCGAACGGCAGGATGACTCCGGTCGGTACGAGCGACGTACTGCCGACGGAGGAGAGCATTTCGGGTTGAACCTGAGTGATAGCCATTTCTTATTCTTCTCCGTTAGGCATTCTGGCCGCGAGGATCGATCCAACCGTGTGTGTTGACCGTGAGATTGGAAGTGGTTCCCGAATTATTGAATCGCGTACGAATCTGTTGTGACAGATTCGTATACACTCGAAGCTCCGTGCCGAAGAGCATTGTTGCGGCTTCCGATGTGGCACCGCCGACGTTGAAGAACGAAGAGCCCGGGCCCTGATCGGTCACGGAGAGATCGCTGATCAGTACGGTAAACTGATCGGTGTTGTTCGCCGCCGAAGTACGGGCACGTAGAATCGCCTCGGTACGAATACCCAACGGAACGCTGGGCAGCGTGGCGGTGACTGCCGAGGTACCCTGATTGGTGGAGTTAATATCGGCAACGTCCGTAGCCCACTGGAAGGTGTTGCCATCCTGAATGAAGGCTAGGATGTGCGCGGAAGCATCGGTCTTGATCGATCCGATTCGACGGAACGCCGTAGTGCCGGCCGGAGCATTTACGCCAGTCGCCGAGGTATCGAAATAAATGTCAGCCAATCCTGCATTGATGATCGCATATACGTGGTACCATGTAGAGTTGCCGATGGTCAGCGTGGTGCCCATGCCGTTGTTGCCGGAGCCCGCTGTCCAAGCGCCCCCCGTGGTCTTGGTGAACGCAGCGAGCGGAATCATAAAAGAATTTGTGCTGTCCGCGCATACGCCTGCGTTGATATCAAGCTTCGTATTGGGGGTGCCACCGTCGTTCACCAAGCCGAGGCCACTCAGATAGCCGCGCAGAACGCTTCCACCAATTGCATTGAACAGGAATCCAGTAGTAGCTACAGTAGTGTTGTTCGTGCCCGCGGCCTGCGTCGTTGCGGTGCTCGAACCCAGTGCGAGCGGCAATGAAAGTTGCGCCGTTCCCACGGTACCCGCGGTGGGAACGCCAATCGCCGTCAACGGAAGTGAGATGACTTCGATATTGCCCGTGCCCACGGGGGGTGCCGAGGTGAACGTGACTACCTGTCCGACGAGTGAGTACGCGGCCTTGGCCTGATACACGCCGGAGATATAGACCTGCGTGTTGATGATGCTGATCGGAGCCACGGACAGCGTAAAAGCGACGGTCGATCCGTCACCGTTGAACGTATCTTTGTTCGCGCTCGCGCCGACGCTCAGCGCATTGTACCAGCGCGTGTAGATGTTACTCGGTCCAACCGGCGGAGGCGAAACAAACGTCAGCGTGGTGCCGGATACGGAATAGTCTACGGTAGGCTCTTGACGGAGTCCGCCGATGAACACTTCAGTATTGTCGGTCGAGCCGGGCGCTGCGCTCAGAGTGAACGCCGATGTTGCACCGTCGCCGCTGAAGAACTGCGATGTGGGTACGGCGAGCGTCGCCGAGGGTAGGGTGAAATGCCAGCGGCAGTAGATGTTATTGGTGCCGCCAACGGGTGGTGCGGTCGTGAAAGTGAGCGTGGTTCCGGAACTGCTGTAGTCCGTACCCATTACCTGCCGAGTGCCGTTGATGAAGACTTCCAGATCGGTCGGATCGGACGGTGCGGCGGACAGCGTGAATACCGTGGTGCTGGCGTCGCCGGTGAAGTTCTGCTGTGATGTGGTCGACGAACCGCCGCCGCCGCTAAGCTGAGTCCATACGGTGGAACCGCTGCTGTTGTACCACGGAGCGCCGTCCGACCGGATATAGAGCGAACCGAACGCGGCACTCAGCAGTGGTACGCCCTGACCGTAGAAGATTCCGAAGTTGCTCGTGTTGGAGAACTGAAGACCGGTGCCGGTGGTGCCGCCGACAGCGATGGTCGTGCCCGTGAGCAGGCTGATCGCATTCGATCCCCACGTCGCATTGGTTGGGCCCGAGATGAGCCAGTCCCACGTGCCGTTGGCCGAGCCAATCGCCGTAGGGAATACTTCTCCGCGCCCGCCCGACGGGATCGTGAGGATCGTAGTCGATCCGTTGTTTTTGATCGTCAGCAGACCGGTCGAATCGTTGTAAAAGAAGAACGAGAAACCGATGGTGAGCGTGGTCGCATCGGGAAGCTGGAAGGTCTGCGCAGAAGTTCCGGTCAGAACCTGTGTCTGGCTGGATGCCGCGGTGAGCGTAGTGGTGGTGCCGGCCGAGGTTACGTTGGTCGCGGCGGAGATGAAGTTGTTGGCGAACGCATTACCATTGGCATCGCGCAGCACCAAGAAGTTCGCGGTCGTCGCAGTTGATGCGCCACCAACAGCGGTTCCGTTGATCTTCGCAATCGTGGGATTCGGATAAGTTCCGGTGAGATCGCCGCCCGCCGCGGATGCGCTCGATAGCAGCGTACCCGAGGTGGGGAAGGTAACCGCAGTCGTATTCGTGATCGTACCGGTGAAGCCGAACGCACCCGACATCGTGAATGAACCGCCGGTGGAAATGTTTCCACCGATGGTGATCGTGTTCGATCCGTTATTGATGCCGG